TATCTTTTAACTTATAAAATAAATATAGATGTTGAACATAAAATCAATATTAAAAAGGAACTACCCAAAACAATCCAAGTCCATAAAAAAGGTGATACTATTTTTACAATTAATGCTTTAAACAAACTTATTGAACAAGAAAGTGGTTTGGGTGGTAACGTTAATTATAAAGAGTATAAAATAGATTGGGAAAAGTTTAAAAACAAAATTATTTTGTTAAAAGGTGACAATCTTGAGATAAACACAATTGAAAGGATATTTTTATCTGAATCTTGATATTTATAATAAAAAAGAAGTTATGATTACAGATAGAAATAAACAAAAATCTGAAAAAGAAATTAAGTCAAAACTTGATTCTTTTTTATCAAACAACAAACAAGGGTGTCAAGATGAGGAATGTTTAATGAACAACCCTGAAGAAATTGTTAAAAGAGAAAATAAGAAAATCATCACAAACGATGGTCGTCAATTATTAAGTGAATATACACAAAGATAGTGGATAGAAAAACTTATATAAAAGAATGGAAAAAAAATAATCCAGAAAGATAAAATAAACACATATGAATAAATTAAGCGAAGATTTAAAAAGACATAGAGAACTTCTTGGTTACGATCCAACTAAAGGTACAACTACCTTAACTGAAGTGAGAAGACATACCTATACCATGGATGAGGAAAACACTGATTATGCTGACGAAGAAGAAACCGAAACAGAAGAAACTGAAACTGAAGAAGGTGAAGACAATCCAGATTTTGATTTTGGTGGTGAAGAGGGAACTGAAGAAGAAGGTGGGGAAGAAGAAACAGATGATGAGTTTGGAACCGCTGATGAATTCAGTGCGGTTGATGATATTGAATCTGAAGAAGATTCTGATACAGAAGAAATTGATGTTACTGATATTGTAAAAAGAGCTGACGATGCTAAAGGTTACGCTGAAAAGGCTGTAACAGCTGCTGAAGAAGGTAAAAACATGATTCAAGATTTAATGACTAAATTTGAGGCATTACAAACATCTCTTTCCAAAATAGATACGGTATCCAATGAAATCCAATCAATGAAAAAAGATATCCAATCTCAAAGGCCAAAAGAAAAATTAGAATTACGTTCTTTAGACTCATATCCTTTTAATGTAAAACTTACTGATTATTGGAATGATGAGAAAATAAAAGCTAATTACGAGATTAATGGCGGAACACCTGATGCTGAAAGTCCAGATGGTGAAGTTAAGGTTTGGAAATTAGACCCAAATGAAGCTAAAGATTTTAGTACTGTTGATATTAAAAAATCTTTTGTTCCTGAGTCAAAATCTAAAAAAAAGGTTTTAACTGAGAATTTAATTCTAAATAGTAGACAACAAACACAGTTTATTGATTTATTAAAAAATGAATTACCACATGAGTATAGAATAATGGTTGGTGGAATGACTGAAAGTGGTATAGATTTTTATGATATAGAAAAGGATGGTGGTAAACATGTTTCACTAACCTTAAACGATGTCAACAGTCCAGAACAATACATAACTCTATTTAGAATGGATGAATGGGATGAAGATTTTTTAGGTGATTACGAAAAGATTGGATCTTCAGTAGAAGAAATCTTTTACAACGTTAAAGATAATTTGATTAGAGATATTAAAAAATCTTTTGTTCCTTAATCAAAAATTTAATAATAAAAGTAAAAAAATAAAGAGGGGGTTTATCCCCCTTTTTTGTTTACTAACACCTAACTTTTTATTATACTTGAATTAAGTATTTTAAGTTAAACAATTTAAACAAAAACAAAATGAGTAATGTATTAGATGCGATTATGTCGCAGTATGAAAAAAACAAAAACTCTGGTGGAGGAAAATCTTTCGAAGAGAAAGACTTCTCAAAGTACTTTAACACAAGATTAGAAGATGGAGAAAAGAATGGTGAAGTAACCATTCGTTTAATGCCGACCAAAGAAGGTGCATCACCTTTTGAAGAAGGATATTTCCACGTAATGCAGGTTAATGGACAATGGAGAAAACTTTATTGCAGAGAACACAATGACGGTGAAACCTGTCCGATTTGTGAAGTAGAAAAAGCTTTAAAAGCTACAGGTAGTGAAGAAGATAAAAAAATTGCTAAAACCTACAAGGCTAGTAAATTTTATTTAACTCGTGTGATTGACCGTTCAAAAGAAGATGACGGAGTTAAAATCTGGCGTTTTAAACACAACTACAAAGGTGAAGGTGAATTAGATAAAATGATTCCACTTTTTACTAAAAAAGGAAATCTTGCTGATGGTAGAGAAGGTCGTGACCTTACACTTATGTTAGGTCGTGGTGATAAGAACAACACCAAGATTACTTCTATTATGGCAGAAGACCCTTCAATGTTAACAGAAAACAAAGAAAAGGCTAAAGCTTGGGTGAAAGACACAATGTCTTGGAAAGAAATTTACAAAGCATCTCCTGTTGAGTATCTTGAGATTATCGCTAACGGTGAAAATCCTGTTTGGGATAAGAAATTAGAAAAGTTTGTTGCTAAAGGTGAAGAAACTGTTAAGAAAGATACACCTACAACAAGTGCTAAGTATAAAGCCCCAGTCGTTGAAGATGAGGCTGATGACGATGAAGAAATGCCATTTTAATTAAAAAACTATGTCTACAGTAAAGAAATCAATAGGTAAAAAAGAGTTCTCACTAGATTCTCTAAAAGATAAATTTAGTACAAAAACCAAATACAAGGCTGATAGATTTATCGACTTGGGTTCGGCTTTTCAAAAGGCAACTGGTGTACCAGGACCTGCTCTTGGACATTTAAACGTTTTCTTAGGGCATTCTGACACAGGTAAAACAACAGCTTTATTAAAGTCAGCTATTTGGTGTCAACAAAACGGTATATTACCAATTTTTATTATTACAGAAAAGAAATGGAGTTTCAGTCACGCCCAATTAATGGGTTTAGAAGTTACCGAATCAAACGGTAATTGGGACGGATTTTTTCTTTTCCGTGATGACTTTGATTATATAGAACAAATAACTGACTATATGAATGAAGTTTTAGAATCACAATCAAAAGGTGAAATTCCTTATGATATTTGTTTTTTTTGGGACTCTGTTGGTTCTATACCTTGTAAAATGACTTATGATGGTAAAGGTGGTAAAATGCATAACGCATCAGTATTATCTGACAAAATCGGAATGGGTTTAAATGGTAGAATTACCTCATCAAGAAAAGAAACAACCGCAGACGGTAAACCAAACAAGTATACAAATACTATTGTTTTCGTTAACCAACCTTGGGTGGAACTACCAGATTCACCTATGGGACAACCAAAAATTAAAATGAAAGGTGGTGAGGCTATATACCTTAACAGTACTTTAATTTTCTTATTTGGTAATCAAAAGGGAGCCGGTACTAATAAAATTATGGCAACTAAAAACGGTAGAAAAATTAAATTTGCTACTCGCACCAAAATTTCTATACTTAAAAACCACGTAAATGGTATTGGTTATGAAGATGGTAAAGTTATTGTAACACCACATAGTTTTATTGACGATACAAAAGAAGCTGAAGAACAATATAAAAAAGAATATTCTGATTTTTGGTCTGAAATGTTTATTAAAAACGGATTGGATATAAAAGAAGGAGAAGATTTTGAATTAGAAGGTTCATCAACAGACGTAGATTTAGACGGTTTAGAATAATATGAAAGTAAATTACGAAAGGTTAGTAGAATTAAATAAAGAGGCTCTGACCGCTGATAGCGGGCAAATGAGTTGTTTTTACCTCATACAGCAAGGTCTTGAAAGATACTTAGGTGGTGAAACCATAGCTAATGAGTATATTAATTTTTTAACCCAAATAGGTGTACTAGAACCTGAAAAAAAGATTGTTAAACCCTTTAATTTTATGGGTAATGACGGGCCTGAAGGTAACTAGAAAAAAAGAAAAAACAAAAACACTTCTTATTGATGGAAACGTTCTTATGAAACGCTCTTACAACGGAGCTAAGAACGTTTTCTACAAAGAAGTCCATATCGGAGGAATCTTCCAATTTTATACTACATTAAGAAAACTTATCGTTGAATTATCAGTTGATAAAGTTATTATTATGTGGGATGGTGAAAGAGGTGGTTATTTAAGACTTGATTATTATCCTGACTATAAAGGCAATAGACCAAAGTTCTTCGATCAAAACTACGAAATTCAAAAATTAAAAGTTAAAGCTTACGCTGAAGACTTATCCCTAAGACAATACGAACACCCTGATTGTGAATCGGATGATTTACTTTCATTCTATGCTTTAAATAAAAAGAAGAGTGAAGAAGTTATTATATACACTAACGATAGGGATTTATGCCAACTTATTTCTGAAGATGTTACTTTATACCTAGCTGATAAAAAAGTTTTAGTTGGTATTGGTAACTATTCATGGTACTTCCAACATTACTATGAAAATGCTGGTTTAGTTAAGATTATTGAAGGTTGTTCCACAGATAATATAAAAGGTATTGATGGTGTAACTGAAAACACTCTTATCACACATTTTCCTGAAATAAAAGAAAGAAAAATTTCTTTGGAAGAGATTATTGAAAAATCTAAAGTTTTAAAAGAGGAAAGACAATTAAAAGTATTCGATTCCATAATCGAAGGAAAAACCAAAGGGACTCATAAAGGTAATGTTTATGAGATAAATAAAATTATAATTGATTTACATCAACCACTTCTAACCGATGAGGCTAGAGAAGAAGTTTTAAATCTTATAAATTTACCTTTAAACCCTGAAGGACGTGATTATAAAAACGTTTTAAAAATGATGTTTGATGATGGGATTATGTATGCAATCCCTGGGGGTGAAAATGGTTATGTAAGTTTTTTAGACCCATTTATCAAATTATCAAAAAAAGAAAAAAATAATTTTAAACAATTAACTAAATAATAAAATATGAAAAAATTTGAGTTTATACTACGAATCAACGGTAATATCATTTGTCAAAGATATTTTGCTGTTAAAAACTTTAATACAAAATCTGTTAATTCTTTAGACCTTATTTATTGTGTCAACGATTGTGTTGAAATGATTCAAGGTCAGTTAAAGAAAAAATCTTTGGAACATTTATGGAGCCAATACAACGCGTATGAAAAACAAACTGAAGAACAAATCAACAGAACTCCAATTTATGACAAAGAAGATATCTTTGATTTTGAAATTAGAATTGATGAAAGAGTTATAGGAACTAGAAGATTTACTGGAAATGTTTATCCACAAAGAGTTCGTTATACTGTTGATATTCGTGAATTAATACCTAGAATTATCTCCCAAATTCAAGATACTTTGGGTCAAGAAAAAATACATGTGGAATATTAAACAACAAAATTGTAACAGCTATTTATGAATATACAAAGTAAAAAAATGGGTAAAAATGTTACATTAGGTTATTTAGGTTATAAATTTCAATCAGAGCTAATAAACCAAATCTTACACCCAGCTAATAAAAAATTCTCAGACAGAATAATAGACATAGTACACGCAAAGTACTTTGACAACGAATATTTTCGTCTTATAGTAGCTCAAATTAAAGACTACTATGAAAAGTATGAAAAAATTCCTGCAATGGATACTTTAGAGACCATACTAAAAATGGAAATCAAAGATAAAGTAACACAGGACTATGTTTTTGAAATGTTAAAAGAAATCCGTGACTTGGCTGTTGAAGACTGGGAGTTTGTTCAAAGTAAGGCATTAAATTTTTGTAGACAACAAGAACTTAAAAAAGCCAATGAAAAAATCAACAAAATTGTTGATAATGGTGAGTTCGACAATTATGAAACTTGTGCTGAAATTTTGAGAGAAGCCCTATCTGTTGGAGCTGAAAAAGACGATGGTACTTCTATTACAGAAAACATTGAAGCAGTTTTAGAGAAAAACTTTAGACACCCAATTCCTACGGGAATAAATGGTATAGACAATTTAACCGATGGGGGTTTATCAAGAGGTGAACTTGGTGTAATATTAGCACCTTATGGTGTTGGTAAAACAACTATTTTAACCAAAATCGCTAATTCAGCCTACAATCAAGGATACAATGTTTTACAAATTGTTTTCGAGGACATGCCTGATGTGATTAAAAGAAAACACTTAGCATGTTGGTCGGGCATTGATTTAAATGATTTAGCAGAAAGAAAAGAAGACGTTTTGTCAAAACACAAAGAAGTAACTTCAAACAGAACAAATGATTTAAGAATCAGAAAGTTTTCTTCAGAGGGTGTAACTATGCAAACAATTAAATCTTTCGTTAGACATGAAATTTCTACAGGTTTTAAACCCGACATGATTGTTTTAGATTATATTGATTGTGTTGAATCCACAAAACAATATAGTGATGAATGGTCTGGTGAAGGTAATGTAATGAGAGGATTCGAATCAATGTTAAGTGAATTTAGTTTGGTTGGATGGACAGCCGTTCAAGGTAATAGAAGTTCAATTAGTGCTGATGTTGTAACAGGAGACCAAATGGGAGGTTCCATTAAGAAAGCTCAAATAGGACATTTTATTATGTCAATAGCGAGAACCTTACCACAAAAAGAATCAGGAAGAGCTACAATAGCTGTTTTAAAATCACGTTTTGGACGTGACGGGGTTGTATTCGAAGATTGTACTTTCGATAACGGAAAAGTTCATATAGACACAGAAACGTCTCAAACCTTTTTAGGATATGAAAAAAATCAAGAAGTTAAGAAAGAATCTCACACCCGAGAAAGAATACAAAGAGCAAAAGAGTTACAAAAACAAAATAATAATTAATAAAAAATTTAAACATGGAATTGGCAAGTAAATTACTTTCGGACATTACTGTCTATATGAAGTACGCAAAATATATCCCCGAGTTAAATCGTAGGGAAACATGGGAAGAATTGGTGACTAGAAACAAAGAGATGCACCAAAAGAAATTCCCTCAATTAAAAGAAGAGATTGAAAAAGTATACCAACTTGTTTATGATAAAAAAGTTTTACCTTCTATGAGAAGTTTACAGTTTGGTGGTAAACCAATCGAAATTTCTCCAAATAGAATTTACAATTGTGCTTATATGCCGATTGACCACGTAGATTCTTTTTCTGAAGCAATGTTTTTATTGTTAGGTGGAACTGGTGTTGGGTATTCAGTTCAAAAACACCACGTAGAAAAGCTACCTGAGATTAAAAAACCAAGTTCAAACAGAACAAGAAGATATTTAATTGGTGATTCTATTGAAGGATGGGCTGACGCAATTAAAGTTTTATTGGAATCTTATTTCGGAGCTAAAGCATCAACACCTATTTTTGACTTCTCTGACATTCGTCCAAAAGGAGCACGTTTAGTTACTTCAGGTGGAAAAGCACCAGGACCACAACCTTTAAAGGATTGTTTACATAACATTAAAAAAGTATTAGACAATAAAGAAGATGGTGATAAACTTAAACCTATTGAAGTACATGACATCGTATGTTATATTGCTGACGCAGTATTAGCGGGTGGTATTCGTAGAGCAGCTCTTATTAGTTTATTTTCAGCTGATGATGATGAAATGATTTCTTGTAAATCAGGAAATTGGTGGGAATTAAATGCACAAAGAGGTAGAGCTAATAACTCAGCCGTATTAATGAGACATAAAGTTACTAAAGAATACTTTATGGATTTATGGAAACGTATTGAATTATCTGGAGCTGGTGAACCTGGTATTTATCTTTCTAATGATAAAGATTGGGGAACTAATCCTTGTTGTGAAATTGGGTTGAGACCTTATCAGTTTTGTAACCTTTGTGAGGTTAATGCATCAGATATCACTTCTCAAGAAGATTTTGAAGAAAGAGTTAAAGCAGCGTCATTCATTGGGACTCTTCAGGCAGGTTATACAGACTTTCATTATCTTCGTGATGTATGGAAACGTACAACTGAAAAAGATGCCTTAATCGGTGTAGGAATGACTGGTATTGGGTCTGGTGTTGTATTAGGTTATGACATGAAGAAAGCTGCTAAAGCGGTGAAAGAAGAAAATGAAAGAGTAGCTAATTTATTAGGAATTAATAAAGCGGCAAGAACTTCTACAGTTAAACCTTCAGGAACTTCTTCATTAGTTTTAGGAACTTCTTCAGGTATTCACGCTTGGCATAATGACTATTACATTCGTCGTATTCGTGTTGGTAAGAATGAAGCTATTTACACATACCTTTCAATTTATCATCCTGAATTAGTTGAAGATGAATATTTCCGTCCACATGATACAGCTGTAATTTCTATTCCACAAAAAGCGCCAGAAGGAGCTATTATGAGAACTGAATCAGTATTCCAATTATTGGAACGTGTAAAAAAAGTTTCTACAGAGTGGGTAAAAGCCGGACATAGAGGTGGTTCAAACTCACATAACGTATCGGCAACAATTTCAGTTAAAGAAAATGAATGGGAATTAGTTGGTGATTGGATGTGGGAAAACAAAGATTCATATAACGGTCTTTCTGTATTACCTTATGATGGTGGAACTTACACTCAAGCACCTTTTGAAGATTGTACAAAAGAAACATATGATAACTTAATGAAGAGTTTGAAAGATGTTGATTTAACAAAAATCATTGAGTTAGATGATGATACTAACTTAAGTGGTGAATTAGCCTGTTCAAACGGATCTTGTGAGGTAAAATAATTACGTATGGAAATTAAATGGGGACCTAATATAACGTTAACACAACAAATATTGTTGGCCTTATATGAAATACGTAAAAAAAATGGATAACATAAAAACCCTCTTCGGAGGGTTTTTTAATGCAATAAACTTTACACTTTAGATTTTATTTTTTGGTGGTAAATTTCAGGGATAGATATTTATAAGTAAAAAGAAATGGCACAAAAAGGTTACATAAATATACAGTTCCCTTTTCAAGATGATCCGGACGGTAAATTTTTGAAAATGAACGATGATGTAAAACAGGCAATTAAATCTGATTTGTTACATCTACTTTTAACAAACAAAGGTGAAAGGCTATATATGCCAGACTTTGGTGCAAATTTAAGAAAATACCTTTTTGAACAAAACGATGATATCTCATATCAAGCTATCACAAATGAAATAAACGATGCGGTAAGAAAATATATACCAAATCTAACAATAAACGCAATAACACCAACCAAATCTGAGGATAGTATTTACGCTGTAATAGTTGAAATAGAATATACAGTTACTACAGGAGCTTTCCAATCAAATGATAGTGTAACATTAAAATTATAAAAATATGGCAGAGAAAAAAATAAATTATTTTGCAAGAAATTTTGCTGACGTAAGAGGTCAATTAATTACCTATGTAAAACATTTCTACCCAGAACTTTTTCAAGATTTTAATGACGCTTCTGTTGGTATGATGCTTTTAGAACTAAACGCGGCAGTATCAGATATGTTATCTTATCATACGGATAGGATGTTTACTGAAACACAAATAGATTACGCACAAGAAAGAAGGTCATTACTTAATATAGCTAGAACTTTAGGGTTAAAAATACCAGGTAGAAGGTCATCAATAACTTTGGTTGACTTTTCTGTTAACGTACCTGTTTTTGGCGATACTTTTGATAATAGATATGCGCCGATAATTAAATACGGTACACAGGTAGCTGGTGGTGGACAAACTTTTGAAACATTAGATGACATAGATTTTAACTCACCTTTTAGTAGTGGTGGCGTACCTAACAGATTAATAATACCTAATATAAATGCTAACAACCAAATAATTAATTATACTTTAGTTAAAAGAGAAGTTGTTAGTAATGGTATAAGTAAAATATTTAAAAAAGTAATAGGAACTAATGATGCAATACCTTTTTTAGAGGTTATATTACCAGATAACAATGTTGTTTCTGTTGAACAAGTTATAACAAAAGAAGGAACTAATTTAACTGCAAACCCAACTACGTCCGAATTTACCGACCCTAATATAAGATGGTATGAGGTTGATTCATTAGCTGAGGATAAAATATTTACAGAAGACCCATTAAGAACAACCGACAACTCAGGTATTACACCAGGTAAATGGATGTCGGTGACTAGAAAATTTGTTAAAGAATTTACAGATACTAATTTTTGTAAATTAACTTTTGGTTCAGGATTTTCCGATGAACAATACTTACAACAATATACAAATGACCAGTACGTATTACAAATATCTAATTTTTTTAATAGTGTTGCGTTAGGTGAAATACCTAAACCTGGAACAACAATGTTTGTTAGATATCGAGTTGGTGGTGGAACTTCTGCTAACATAGGTGCTAATGTTATTGGTAGTGTTGGTTTTGTTGACATGGTTGTTAACGGACCAAATCAATCTATAAATCAAACTGTTAGAACATCATTAAGAGTTAACAATCCGGTACCAGCTTTTGGGGGTGGAAATGAACCAACATTAGACGAAATTAGATGGATGACAAAATATAATTTTGCATCACAAAATAGAGCGGTAACTATAAAAGATTATATCGCAACAATATTTAAAATGCCAGGTCAGTTTGGCGTACCTTTTAGAATGCAAGTTTCAGAAACACAAAATAAAGTAGACTTTGCTATATTAGGTTTAGATGCAGCAGGAAAATTAAGTAACTCATCCACAAACTCATTAAAAGAAAATATGGCTACTTATTTAGCTGAATATAGAATGATTAATGACTATGTTAATGTTAGAGACGGTAAAATAATAAATTTAGGATTTGAAATAGATTTATTTGTCGATAAAGCCTACAATTCAGGAGAAATTATTAACAATACGATAAATACTGTTAGAGATTATTTTAATGTTAATAAATGGGAAATGGGCCAAAATGTATACATGGCACAGTTAATAGAATCTATAAATAATGTCGCTGGCGTTTTAAACGTAATTGATGTTAAAGTATTTAACAAAGTTGGTGGTAATTATTCTTTGAATAGAACTTCACAAGCTTATATCAGTAATGAAACTAAACAAATAAATTTAACAACCGATTTTGCTTTGTTTAATGAATACGACTCAATGTTTGAAATAAAATCCCCACAATCAGATATTAAAGTAAGGGTTAAATCTTAATGGAAAGTAATAACATTACAAATCTAATAGGTAGTAAAAGATTCAAGTTAGCTCAAAATGCTAATACTAATATTGAATTAGGTTTAGAAGGAAAAACAAAGCCTTTAACCGAATACGATATTATAGATATTGTAAATTCTTATGACCTTTTTTTACAAGAAAGAGATACCATTAAAAAATATAGATTCAATGGTAGGTTTAATATTTTTGTAAATGGAGAGGTAGCACCAAATTCGTCATTTTATTCACCAACAACA